GCTACCACAATCACCGGTGGCGTTTTTGGAAATTCCCCGGTTGGATTACTCGGATTTGGTGATGCTGGAGTTGGGTCAACCGCGATGACCACCACTAACGGCGGTCTGACACTTCAGTCAATCATCAGCGAGCCCGGCTCGTCCTTCGATGCAATGCAAGCAAACTTCACTGCGAACTACCAAGCAATGGCTGTACAGGCAATAGGCATCGGTCTGACCTTCAAATTCGCTAAGAAGCTGCTAAGGAAGCCCATCAGCAACGTGAACAGGAATCTAATGAAGCCTCTTGGCATCGGAGTAAGGCTGTGATCCTATGGCAACCAACACAGTAACTGGCGTCCTCGTCTGCTCAGACGGAACAAACATTCCATTGAAGAAAGAACTGGCAGAGGGAACAGAAACCGACCTCACCACTGACACCGTTTATACCGTGTCTGCTCAAAATGTCGGCGATTATGCACCCGGAAAGACCGTTACCGCTGGCCTCGTGAGCTGCGACAACGGCGTGGGATTCTGCTACATACTCTCGCAGGGCCTTGTGGCTGCAATCATCCCTTGGAGTGTCAAGGGAGCCGTCTCTGACGGAACACCTGCGCTCTGCCAACCTTATGTTTTGAAAGCTGGTGACATTGTTCGCTGCATGAACAACACCGCAGCAGATCGCGAGGCAGCCATGGCCTGCTACACTGCCAGCGGAGTTTCAAGGATTTTCAAAGTCACTCCTACTGGCGGCGCTACCAACGAGCTCGTAGATCTTCAGACTGGCAACTCGATTGGAGATACACTTCAGGGGCAGCGCATCGTGAAATGGTTCGGAACTTCTGTTGACGGCAACAAGATTGAGACGCAGGGCTTCTACGTCGTCGATGCACTCGGTAACGTCGTAGGCTCTTGTAGCGCAACGAACCCGATTGTTCAACAGCCGTTGTTTTCTTTTGCTTCAACACCTGTGGCTCTGAACTACAAAGCTCAATTCCTGACCAACGCATGAGGGTGATTGAATGCCACGCATGACCAAAGCGGCAGGCCGCCGAAGAATGGCGGAGATCATGAGCAAAGCGAAGAAACTCTACATGAGGGACTTCATCTCAACCAAAGACCTAGACAGCATTGAGCGGATATGCAAGATGCGTTCCAAGCAACTCAAGTGAGGTGTAGGAATTGGTTCAAGTTGGTCAATCTCAACTACCCGGATACGGGGGAGTAGCAGCACCTAAACCGGGGTATCAGGATTCACCTTACCAGAACTTTCCCGGTTACAACGGCAACGGCAACGGGGCGAATGGTAACGGGGCAGGGCCGGGACCATTTGACCCACGCGGGGCGGTGCAGATTCCCAATAACTTCTGGGGGTTTGTCATACTGATGATGGGGTTGAAGTCGTAATGCCGCTTCCAGATGCCCCTGTGGAATCGCCTCGCGTGTATAAGCTACTCAAGAACCTAGACTTAGAGACTCTGGCAGGCGATGACGACGAGATGATTCTCACTGGGAACCCTATCAGTATCGAGATGTTGAACGAGGATGAGTTGCGTCGCCTTGTGTTGGTACAACTCGCACGCCTCAGCATAAAATCTGAGTGGAACGGACTTCTGGGGAGTTGATTATGCCACTACCAGATGCCAACAAGAAGTCCCCGAGGGTCTATACGAACCTTCAGAACCTCGATCTCGATAATGTTACCTTCGCAAATGTCCAGTCTACTGGCAATCCCATCGCAGTTGAGGAAGCGAACGAGGATGAACTCAGAAGATTAGTTTTGGTGAATCTGGCACGATTGGTTACAGCCGGTGAATGGACGGGGCTTCTGGAAGCAGGTGGTGGGGATGCCGGTTATGGTGTATTCATGCCTGAAGAGACTGTAGGTTCCTATGATGGCTATGAAATTGCAGCTATGGCCCCTTGGGGTCATGTTAGATCGGCCACTGGCAACATGAACGTACCAGCATCCCCCAACGCCTTTCCTTTCGTTTCTCCTGAGACGGGAACCCTGTCCGAGGTAGAGATCTGGATTAACTCAACAACTGCATCGAGCACACTGGTTGTAGCCTTCTATGAAAATGATGAGACTGACAACATTCCCGGCGACTTGTTGGGATATGTGACAATCGACACAGAGTCAGCGACAGGAGCAGTGAGTCAAACCAGTTTCACCGGATCGGTGGCTTTGAGCGAGGGGGTGCAGTATTGGTGCGCCTATGCCAAGGGAACCTCGGCGTATGCTAGCATCAAAGGTCTCGATGAGGATAACCGAGGGGGGTTGGGTCTTGCCAGTTCCCCCATTAATACGAACAATAAAATCGGCTATGGTACAACTGATTTCGTAGACCCGAACGTGCCAGTAGATACCATTGGCGATGTCACTGAATACAATAGCGGTGATACAGCCACAATCGTAATGAAATTCTAGGTGACATCATGGATAGAAACTTCACCCGTTTTCGTGGACAGGAAATCATAGAGCAGGGAAAGAGAGACTTCGATTGGAAGGCTGTTCGTCGAGAGAGAGATCGGGCTCTAGCCGATACTGACTGGCGAGCCTTGAAGGATAGAGTACTGCCTAACGAATGGAAGGAGTTTCGGGATTTGTTGAGAACTCTCCCCCAACGATTTGACGACCCAAACGATGCCGCAGACAACTGGCCGGAGGCACCAGAATGAGTGATCTCACCGAGAAGGCCAGAGACATCTTCCAGAAGAACGGCATGGCATTTCTGCTCGGTTGGATCCTAGGGATGGGCCTTGGGCAAACCCTCTGGGATTCAATCGTCGGGGTGCTTTGATGTCGAAGAACAAACCGAAAGAGACCATCGAGTACGTCATCCGATTACAGGACAAAGAGCGACAGTTGCTTGAGAGTTACATGACCGCTTACATGATGGGCAACGCCGGGCGCCTGATGGAAGGTGTAGGAATCCCTGAGCTAACCAAGCAAATGAAAGATCCAGCCGAGATGATTGGGATTTTCTATTCCATCGCTATGCTGCTTGAGTTCATGGGAATCGAAACTGGTTTGCCAACGCCCGCAGACTTTTTGCCATGGCACGCAGAGTACCAACAGAAAAGTCAAACCATGGCCGAAAAACGCGCCGAGGCCGGTGGCTCTACGTCAGTATGGGGTCAGTTCCTTGACACCATGAGAACCGCGTTCGGTGTTGACCCGTCGAAGAGATGGGGTAGTACAGGCGGCGGCGGGGGCTTCTAGCCCCACACTTGAGGGTCATTTTGGCCTAAACTGGCCCATAGCACATATAAAGAAATCACGAATCGCCGTAAGCCTTCTCCCAAACACGGAGGGCCTTCTCCAATTCGATTTTCTCATTGAGCAGCTCTCGATAACGCTCGGTCCAACCTGCATGATCTATGATGGCCTTTGAGAGCCACACAGAACGACCCGGACGGTCTGGGTTCCCTTTCTCCTTCTTGGGTATGGTCTCCCAGATGGCGTACGCTTGAGCGGTCAAGTTGGCTGAAATTCCGGGCATTAAGAACGCCTCTTGCGAATCACGCCGTATTGAAAGTCACCATAGGATGCCCACTTTTGACGGCCTTCGTATTTGGGATTTGCACCCTTTCGAGGTTTTCCAAGTATGAGTTCAGGATGCTTTTTCAAGAATCGTTGCCGGAGCCTTTCACAATCTTGGAACGTGTCGCCTTGGATTCTCACTTTCACCTTCATCACTCCACCTCCGTCAATGTCACGTTGATCATGCGCTTGCAGCAGGGGCACTGGATCAGGTTAGAGCTGTGGAACTTCAGGGGGGTGTCGTCTATCTCCTTCAACACTCACACCTACTCATAACGAGGCCGCGAAGCTTGCTTTGGCGCTTGTAGCGCTCTAGGGTGTATTGAGAACAATAGCGACAGCTCATTCAATCACCTCTGGGCCATCACAGATCATGCACTTGACGTTCGACCGGGCAGGCCCAGAGAACCCCATTGCATGCAGTCTTTCTTCAATACATAGGCATCTATACAATTTCGTCTTCAACTTTATCACCTGTGGAGGACAGCCGGCTAAGTGGTGTGGGATGTACCGCCCGTCTGCCCTCCAATTGCTGAGACAGACTATCAGTATTTAAGAGTTATTTAATAATACTCAGCAGAAGGAACCGTCATGGCTTCTGGGGCTCCGCCCCATCAGCCACACCACCTCCCGCCGTACCTGTTCAAGCCCACATTAGCCACCGGGTATCAAGATTGTCTAGTTGTTTGACTGAGATCGCCCCTTGCAGGTATGTATATGGGCGGAACGCGCCCGGTACACATACATGGTTCTCCCTGATACCCTCATTTTGGGCGTTTTGATGCTGATTAACTTGATTTCTTTGGGTGGTTTTGCCCTCTGGTTGAGGATCTACATCGAGCAAGCTCTCCTCGACATTGACGAGAAGCTCGCATTGGCGATCCAAGCCCTCGTTGACAAGCTAATGAGCGGCGGACTCGCAGAATTTGAGCCGCCGAACCCGATCCAAGGAGCGATAGCTCAACTAATTCAAGGAATGGCGCACCAGAAGATGAATACATTCGACGCAAACATAACGCAACGCGGTCCCGATGGACAATTCACCAGCGCCACCGATTTAGAGTGAAGTTATATTAGCGAGTTCGTTCTTAACACGCGACATGGCACGCAGAAAGAAAGCACGACGCCGAAGAAGCCCGAAAACAATGAGCCTGATTAATCTCGCTGAAAGCTACGCATACGCTACCACGATCACTGGTGGTGTGTTTGGAAATTCCCCGGTTGGATTACTCGGATTTGGTGACGCGGGAGTAGGGTCAACCGCCATGACTACCACGAACGGCGGCCTGACACTTCAGTCAATCATCAGCGAGCCGGGCTCGAGCTTCGATGCGATGCAGGCAAACTTCACTGCGAACTATCAAGCAATGGCTGTGCAGGCAATAGGCATCGGTCTAACCTTCAAATTCGCCAAGAAACTGCTAAGGAAGCCCATCAGCAACGTCAACAGGAACCTGATGAAGCCCCTTGGCATCGGTGTGAGGCTGTGATCCTATGGCAACCAACACAGTTACCGGAAATCTTGTGTGCAGCGATGGCACAAACATCCCCCTGAAGGCAGAATTGGCCGAGGGTACTGAATCGGATTTGACGACAGATACCGTTTACACAGTCTCAGCCCAGAATGTCGGCGACTACGCACCCGGAAAGACAATCACCTCAGGTCTAGTATCATGCGACAACGGCGTCGGGTACTGCTACATACTCTCGCAGGGCCTTGTGGCTGCAATCATTCCGTGGAGCGTCAAGGGCGCTGTCTCGGATGGATCACCTGCGCTCTGCCAACCTTACCAACTCAAGGCCGGCGATAAGGTCCGCTGCATGAACAACACCGCCGCAGACCGCGAGGCAGCCATGGCTTGCTACACTGCCAGCGGAATCTCAAGAATTTTCGTGGTCACGCCTACTGGCGGAGCAACGAACGAGCTAGTCGACCTACAGACTTCAAACTCCATCGGCGACACGCTCCAAGGACAGCGAATCGTGAAATGGTTCGGAACTTCCGTTGACGGCAGCAAGATTGAGACTCAGGGCTTCTTCGTTGTCGATGCGCTTGGCAACGTCGTCGGTTCTTGCAGTGCAACGAGTCCAATCGTCCAGCAGCCACTGTTCTCCTTTGCTTCAACACCTGTAGCTCTGAACTACAAGGCTCAATTCCTGACAAACGCATGAGGGTGATTGGATGCCACGCATGACCAAAGCGGCAGGACGCCGAAGAATGGCGGAGATCATGAGCAAAGCGAAGAAGCTCTACATGAGGGACTTCATCTCAACCAAAGACCTCGACAGCATCGAGAGAATCTGCAAAATGCGATCAAAGCAACTCAAGTGAGGTGTCGGATTGGTACAGGTCGGCCAGTCTCAACTACCCGGATATGGGGGAGTAACAGCACCTAAACCGGGGTATCAGGATTCACCCTACGAGAATTACCCCGGACCAGTAGGAAACGGGAACGGTAACGGGGCAGGGCCGGGACCATTTGACCCGCGAGGGGCTGTTCAAATCCCCAATAACTTCTGGGGGTTCGTTATGCTGATGATGGGGTTGAAGTCGTAATGCCTCTACCAGACGCCCCAGCACAGTCTCCCCGCGTGTATAAGCTACTCAAGACGAAGACCCTCAGTGCAGAAGCTCCTAACTCCCTAGCACAATCAGACATAGCCAGTGTGGGCAATCCGATTAGCATAGAGTCGCTCAACGAGGACGAGCTGCGACGCCTAGTGCTCGTGAACCTAGCACGTCTGACGGTCAAGCAAGAGTGGGATGGACTCATCGGGTGATCTAATGCCACTACCAGACGCAGACAAGAAGTCTCCAAGGGTGTACACGCTCTCCCAGAACACCGACCTCGAGAACATGGCATTCGCTACTTTGCAGTCAATAGGCGAGCCGATTAATATCGAGGAACTTAACGAGGACGAGCTGCGACGCCTAGTGCTCGTTAACCTAGCACGACTAGCTGTCAAGGGCGAATGGAATGGCCTGCTGACTGCGGGAGGTAGTGAATTCAATGTCGAATTACCTAAGCAGAGTGCTACAACTTACTCGACCAGTTACATGACGAACGTAGCTACAACAC